GTTTTTATGGTTTGACATCTACTGTTATAAACTTTTACATATATATTAATTTATCTTTTCTTAGTAAGTGAATTTAATATATATGAGTATGAAAATTAATAGATATAGTCAATTTATTAACGAAGAGTTTTTTAAGAAGTTATTTAATAACTCTAAGAAAAAGAATAAAACTACTAAATTAAGTAGAGTAGACTCTTGTGTTGTTAATATTTTAGACTTTTTATCAGAGAATGGTGTTTATAACTGGAATGGATTTATGAAGATGCCTGTTTTTGATAGAGATGTTATTAATAAATTAATTGATTCAGAAGTTAAAACAATGGATGAATTAAAAGAAGTTAGATTTAGAATTAGACTTGAATTATCTGATAGAGAACAACTTATAGAATATAAAAATGAGTTAGAATTAGAAGAAGAATACGAAAAATGTGCTTTAATTGTAAAAAAATTAAGCCAAAAATAATATATAAACCATGAAACATATTAAAAAATTTAACGAAACAAAAAAGGACGAGAAAGTCAAAGACCAAGAAGTTCTTTTTAATGCTGAAGTTTTAGCTGATAAAGATGAGAAACCATCATTCAAAACAGAAGTAGAAGACCAAGAAAAGGTTAAAAAAGAATTTGATAAACTGAATAAAGTTAAGAAATTTGAAGCTTTTATTGATGTTGATATTCATATTGATAATATCGATGAGGTTGAAATAGAAAATGAATATGATACTGAAGGTCATGAAGAAGAGTCTGAAGAAGAAGTTCAAGAAGTTGGATGTGGATGTTGCTCAGATTGTAATGGTCAAGAAGATTGTGAATGTTGCTCAGATTGCTCTTGTGGTCAATCTATGGAAGAACAACCTATGGGTGAACCTAAGGTTATGAATATTGCAGACTTTATAAACTCAATTACAAATCAATAAATAAAACATAATTTATGAAAATTATAAAATTCACAGAGTCTGTTAATGTATCAGAATCTCTTAAATATCATTTAGATAATAATAAACCTATTACTGAAAATATATTCAGACCAGGTTCTGAAGCTTTCTATGAAGTAATCAAAGAAGCTAGAGAACTATTTGATTTAGGTAGAGTTGAACTATGTGATGTAGATAAAGAATTATATGAATCAACTGATATCGGTAAGTTTGGAATGTTCAATGGTGAACTAGTTCCTTTAGATTTACCTATGGAAAATATCGAAGATTTAAGAGAAGAAGCTGAATATAAAGGTAAAGATGTTAAGTTAAATTATCCAATGCGTGGTGGTTCTAAAAAATACTATGTATATGTCAAGAGTGCAAAAGGAAATGTTAAAAAGATTTCATTTGGTGATGTTCATGGTGGTTTAACAGCTAAAGTTAGTAATCCTAAAGCAAGAAAGTCATTCGCTGCCAGACATCAATGTCATTTGAAGAAAGATAAAACTAAAGCTGGATATTGGGCTTGTAGAATAAACAAATATGGTCACCTATGGGGTGGTAAAACTTACCCTGGGTTTTGGTAATTAATTATGAAACACTTAAAAACATATAGAATATTTGAATCTAGTTTGACCGCTACTAGATTAGAGATTCCATACGAAACGTATGCAATTAAAGATTATAAAACAGGAGAATTAGATCCTAAAAATAAAATTTCTGGAAAGTCTAAGATTATTGATTACGCTGATAGAAAAATAGTTGTCTTTGATGTTAATGGAATTAATATTCCATTTTATCTATCATCTGGACATGGTGGTAAAAAAGACGTAACAAGTGGAAAATGGTATCCCTTTTTAGGAATAGCACCAGATAGATGGTTGAATAAGTCATCAACAAGTGATATTAATAGTTATTATGGTGTAGATTTGTTAAAACAAATTTCTCAATCACTTGATAGTAAAATAGGTGATATTAGAAGTGATAAATCTATACCAAAGGTTTCACCAACTGGTATACATATAGATTTTATCAATAAAGATTTAACACCAACAGAGAATGAAAGACCTGATACTAAGGTTAAATTTATTGAAAACTTAGAAAATTTAAAAAGAAAATTAGGTGTATGATACTACCTTTTCAAGAAACTAAACTAAGTGATAATGAATTTATCAGAGTATTCGGTCAAGATACTGATTCTGGTGAATATATGTGGCATCGTGATAGAGAAGATAGGATAATTGAATCCATTGAATCCACAGACTGGAAAATACAACTAGATAATGAACTACCTAAATTAATAGATAAAGTTTTTATACCAATGGGTGTTTATCATCGAGTTATAAAAGGTACAGGAGATTTGAAAATAAAGTTAATAAAAAATCCATCTTAAAGATGGATTTTTTGTTTTAGTCAGCTTTGACTTTATAATTTTCATTGTATATTCTAATGACTTCATCAAACTCATTTACAATTCCTGATTTGAATTTTTCATTATCATAAGATTGTTTTAAGATATATTCTTTGATATAATCTTCATATTCCAACTGAACAGATATTTCCATTCCATTCTCATCAAATTCAACTTCTAATGATTCACTTACTTCTTCACCGTCAACTAACTCTTTAGTGATATCATCAATATATTCTACAGAAGCAAAATTACCTTTCTCTAACATTACTTCTAACTTTCTACGAAGTTTTCTATTATTGATTAAAAGGTTATTTGATATCGCTAAGTCGATATAATCTTTAGTTCCTCTTAATTCATCTAATTTATCAATATCATCTTCATTAGTCACTCTAAATTTTCTAAAAACCGGAGAGTATGTGTTAGGTACAAAATCGATTTTATTAGTGTTTAGGTCGAGAATGGTGATACCTTTTTGGTCACCCATATCATTTCTATCCATTTGATAAGGAGACCCTATAAACGAGAAATTCTTGTTTGTTTGTCTAATATGAATATGTCCAGAAAAGACGTGTTTATATTTACCAAAGTCTTCTACATCTATCTTATCAGCATTTCTATGAGCTACTGAGTTTAAGTGCATTTTACATCCATTTAAGTCAGAGTGACAGAAAAGATAATCACCTGGATTTTCATTAATGTCTTTAATCATATTTAATCTTTTCTCAATCCAAGGCATAAGAACTAATTTTTGACCGTTAGCTTCTATTATTGTTGTATTTGTGTAAACATTTACATTATTAACGTGATTGAATAATCTAACTGAGTTAATATCATTTGATCCTTTGTTCCATAAGTCATGGTTACCTACTATAATATGTAGTGGAAGTATCTCAGATAACTCTAGGAGTATCTTCTCGGCTTTATATGAAGCAATGATAGGAATAGATGTTCTGTTGTCATATAAGTCACCACAGTGAATAAGAATGTCACCTGGTTTAGCATTTTCTCTGATGTAAGGAATAAAAGAGTTATAGAAGTAATCTTCCATCATATCTAACCACTTATCTAAGTTATTAAGATAAACTCCAAAATGCCAATCTGTTGTTATAAAAACTTTCATTAAAAAATTGTTTTCTTTTTATATCATTTTTATCAATAAAGTTAGAAAAAATTATCTAATATGTCATTTATTTTACTATACTCCCAGTATGGTATTCTAATTAGATTGATATTATTATCAATACAATATTTATTTTTAATTTTATCATTGCCAGTTATGTATTCTAAGTTTCCTATACCAAAGTATTTATTTTCTATAAAATGATGCTCACCATCATATTCAATAATTATTTGATAATCAGGTAAATAAAAATCAAATTTTAATCTTTTTATTCTTTTACAATCTTCAAATGAGTGATTTGTAAAAAATATAATTTTTTTATTTTCAAGATAAGTCCTAATCAACCTTTCACCTCTTGATGTTGAGTTACATAAAGAACATCCGTGTCCATATTCATGAAAATATAAATATTGACTAAATGTTCCATGAGTCTGACAATAAATATTAATAAATCCGTTATATACGTTTAAGTCATTGTAAAGATAAGTATCTTTATGTGTATTTTTAATTTTATCTATTCTTTCTGGTGATAATGTAGTAAGTTTATGTAGTTCTCTTGCGCACTTTTCACAACCAGAGCCAGCGCATAGATGAGCATCTGGAGTTTGTTCAAAAACCCCATGAATAGGACATACTATTTGAACTCTTGTTCTAGTATTCTTATAAATGACCAAATCATATTTATATTTATATTTATGTTTTATTTCGGATTTTAATATAAAATCTTTGCCCTTTTTAGATTTTAGGTTTAGTGAATTAATCTCTTTAATTATTGAATTTTCTTTTAAACGACAATTTTTATTACAAAATTTTCTATCTGGTCTTCCATAATTAATTTCCTTATTACAATATCTATAGTTACATCTCATAAGTTATATATTAGATACTAAAAGTGGAAATGTCAATTTTATTAACATATTTAGTGTAAATTAGATATGTGAGTAAATAATAATAATATATAATGTATAAAAAATAATAAAAAAACACATGCCCTTACCGCATTTTACCCAACTTATTAATACAGGTTCACCTGGTGGTCCAGGTACGTTACCTGATGAGGTAGTATACCTTAACTTGTTTGAGATTACTTTCGTGTTACCTGTTATATTACAGGCACAAGGAAGAAATCCTATTTTGCTTTTGCAAAATGCTTTAAAAATTGATATGAACTTAACAGAATTTGACGTTGCTGTTAAAGAACAAAGATTCAAGTATTCAACTCGTCAGTTCTTAACAAGTCCAACTAAAACTGCTGGAGCGTTTAACATTACTTTTAACGTTAACGTAAACCAACAAGGTTCGATGGAAACTTGGAACGCGTTGAAAGCTTGGTATGATTTAGTATTTAACTCACAAAATGGTTCACTTCACTATAAGAGTGATATCATTGGTACAGTTATCGTTAATCAACATGATAAAAAAGGTGTTGTATTAAGACGTGTTACTTTCCAAAACGTTCAAATTAACAAATTAGCAGGTTACGCACTTGACTGGGCATCTGCAAACATTATGGAGAATCTTCAAGCTGACTTTATCTATGATTACTTCATTGATGAGTATATTGATAACAACTTTACTATTAATCCACCACTTGTTTCTGGATACTAATAAGTATAATAACATTAAAATAAAAACCCATCAGATTCTGATGGGTTTTTTTATGTATTATAGTAAATAAAAAACCCACTAAATTTAGTGGGTTTCTTTTTAGAATTTTGGCATGTTGTTAGTCATGTTAGATGCGTTTCTCATCATTGAGTTAGCATCAAAGTTTGGCATATTCTTTTGCTGTCCTTCCTCGTCTTTTTTCCTGTTATTATCTTCCTCTTCAACAATTTCATTTACAAGTTTGATGTTTTCTTCAAACATCCAGAAAGGCCATTCATCCATAGCTGCTTCCTGTGTGTGAAAGTGTTTTTGTAGCATTAATTTATTCTTTAATATATGCTTCAAAGGCATCGTGAATAACGAAAATACCTGACGCTCCGTTGGGAAATTGCATGTCTGTGTGGACCTCCTCACCACACGAACATTTCTTCTTCAACTCTTTGATACCAAAGGTCATTTTACCAACTGCTGCGTTTAAGAACTGAAATGAAATATCATCTATTTCTTCAAATTCTTTTAATTTAGCTTTAATTCCTTCATAAGTTATAGAAGTTCTTCCAGCTAACATAAAAGGAATAATTTTTAAGAACGATAAATTAGGTGTTCTTTTTTCATTACTTTCTTTTAGAATGTAATCTGTAAATGATTTTTGAAGTCCAATGTTTGGTGGAGTTAATTCAAACTCTCTACCGTTTACTGTACTGAAGTGATATGTTCTAGTTGAAGCACTGAAATATCTTTCAAGTTTTTCATCAATTTCATGGAATGAGAAATTATCTCTTTTTAATTCCATTTGAACATCTTCACCACATGAACATTTTGAGTTTACTGTTAATGAATTTCCTTGTTGAAAAGTTAATTCTCTGATTAAGAAAACTAAGAATAATCTATCTTGATCTTTAACCTCAATATAAGATCCTATTTTACCATCAGGATATTTAACTCTTACGCAAGATTGTAAAATATCATTCATTTTCTCAACAATATCGTAGAAGTTATTATCATCTACCATTGAGTAAGCTTGAATTTCTCTTACTTGTGCTGGTCTTACCATGAAAACAGTACCACTTGGATAGAATTCACCACAAGGTAACTCCTTAATGTCAAAGTTGAAAAACTGAAGATCAGTAGTTCTTGTGTTGTCGACTTTAGGTTGAGCTACAAAAGGAATATCATTATTCATAATATTTTTAGGATTATCTAAATCACCAAGGTGTTTTTTAAGATAATCTTCTTCACTCATTTCTTTATCTTTAGACATATTTAATTTTATTATTTTTTATTATATATTCATCAGTTTAGTTTCCCTATGAATATACTATGTTTATATAATAAAAAGTTAGAAAGTTTATTAAATAAAAAAAACCTCTAATTTCTTAGAGGTTTTTAATATTAATTAAGTATTTTATTATTGGAATCCACCTGCGTCGATTGCTCCAGTTCTTAATATAGTTACATTGTTTACAATGATACCCATACCTTTGATTGGTTCAACATAAGTATCAAGAACACCAATTTGGTTATCAATGATTTCATTAGTGTTGTTTTCTTCATCCATTTTATTAAAGTAGTTGTATAAACCATTCTTACTTACATAAGTTTCACAGATAACGTCTGCTCTAAGTTTAATTTCTGCTCTAATATCAGGTGTATTAAATTTCCATTGGAAGTCTAATAACATTCTTGATAATTCTCTTTCAAGTTCAATAAGAACTTCTCTAACGTGTAAGTAAGAAAGAGCTGATTTGTAAAGTGTTTGAGCTGTGTTTTCAGTCTCGATTACATTTCCTCTATTTCTCTTGAACACGATAGGGTTCATTTGAGCTTGGTTAATCCATTCGATATCAGTTGCTGTGAAGTCCATCTCAGTTGCTGTTATATTAGTAATTCTACCATTAGTAACACCCGCTGCGATTGTCCAAGGAGTTGTTCCACTTACATTAGAAGTTTGTTTTCTCATATAAGTTGAAGCTACCCAAGCTGATGGTGGAACATCTACTGGTCTACCATTGTCGTTAACAGTAACATAAGGCATAAAGTAACCTACTGCTGTTGTTCCTGCTCCATCACCAAATGAGTAAAGGAATGCTGGAGAGCTTTCTGGGTCACCACCTTTAGAGACGTACTCAAGTTGTAAAACACCTTCAGTATTTACGAAAGAAGGAGATGATGAATTCTTGAATGACTTCATTGAAGGCATGTTCAATATTCCAAGAGCATCTAATCTTTCTCCACAGATATCAACCAATTGTTGTTTAGATCTTTCAGTTAAACCAAGACCAAATGAGTCAATTAAATATCTGAAGTCAATAGCTTCTTTGTTAGTTATTGCTTTGAACAATGGTGTTCCTTTAGCAACTAAGTTAAGTATAGCGTTTTGTCTAGTTTCAGTACCATCAGGTAAAGAAGCTTGTCTAATTCTAAATCCTTTAAGAGATATAGCTTTGTAAGTAGTTGCGTAATTCTCAATTGAAGAATATCTTGTAGTTTGTAAATCACCACTAAAGTTTGTAGTTGCGATTCTAGAGTCACAAGTAACTTCTACTAATGTAGCATCTCCTGAGTATTGTTTTTTACTTAAAATTCTTGTAAGTTTTCTTGGAACCTCACCAACATTTAACAATGTTTCATCGTAGTATGCTGATAAGAAATCACCAACTTTAACTTCAGTGTATCTTGATCCGTTAATAAGAATTTTATTAGGTATTTGAACATATCCTGTTGGAAGTTCAATTTCAATTGTTTGTTTAAAGTTAGACTTAGCAGATTGTATAAAGAATGTATTGTTAGCTTCTGCATCAACTGCTTCAGTTGCTGTGAAACCTTCATCCATAAATTTAACTTCTAATATATTTGTATTATTTAAATACATTTTTAAGTAATGTTTCTTCAAGTAATCGTAAATTAAACTTACATCTAATAATTCTTCATATACAACTTCCTCATTTACTTCATATGCGTAGTATCCAGAGTATCCAAGAGCTGTTGCTCTAGCTGTTGCGCTTAAATTGTCATTTGTTCCACTTATGTTAGTAAATGAACCAGTATTAAGAGTAGATGATGGAACAATAAATTGATCACCATATTGTAAATCAAGATTAGTTCCGTCAAATAAAACATAGTTAAATCCTGCGTAAGATGATGTTGTCCCAGCTGCTACTTCCCCATCTACAAATACTACGGTATAAGTATCACCAGCAGTTGGAATTAAATTTCCATAGAAATAATCTCCAGTGTTTATAATACCATCATAGAATCTTGAGTAAAATTTAGAGTATTTACCAACAATACCTTCTGTTGTAGTTGATACAGTATTTTTTGTGATAACTGAGTCAGTTCCTAAGAAGAACTCATTATCTACTGTATATAATATAAATGTACCATTTAATATATCAGCTAATTTAGCATCTGTTAATCCAGTGTTCAATACAAATGATTTATTAGATGTTGATACTGTTACAATATTTGATATTGTCATTGTTGATAAACTAGCTTTCTCACCAGTTGTTCCATCAGTGTCTAGAACTAAAGTCATTTTGTCCTTATTAGGAGAATCAATTAAATCTACTAATCTGTTAAACATTTTGAATCTTCTATATTGTTCGTAATTGTTCGTAGAAGGTGATGTGTTTGTGTTTTTGAACTCAATTTTAATTACTCCTGAATCAGGTGTACTTTGAGTTGCTATGAAATAGTCATAAACATTTGAATTTCCAAAAGTAAAATCAGCAAATCCATTAGCATTAACATTAACATCTTTGAATAAAGTTAAGTTTTGAGCTATTGAACCACCTATAACTTTGAATTCAACATATCCTAAAACTATATCACTTGCAGCTACAGAAGGTTTAGTTGGTGATCCAGTTGTTACTCCTGTTAAGTTACTTACAAGTAATATTTCACCAGTTGAATCTAAAATAAATGTAGATACATAAGATGTTGTAACACCAGTGTTTGGATAATCAGTAGCATCTATTACTAAAGATGTAGTAGCCGAAACAGGAACTTGAACACCTCCTATCATTGCGAATGCTCCATCTGCTACATTATATGTAACTGATATAGAAGCTGATGCTGATGAAGTAGCCCCCAATTCAACATTGTAAACATATCCTTCAGCAAAGTAAGCTGTTCTGTTATTAGCGTCTGTAGCTATACCAGAACTTAATGGACTTCCAAATGCGTGATTATTTTGACCTGATGAGTAACCATATCCACCACCTAAAAGTGCTGTTACGTTACCTGGTAAGTCAAGAGGAACTGCTGTAATCTCAACAGATTCAGCAATTTTTTCTTTATATGATAAAAAGTCAATTTCAGCTTCGTTGATACCAGCGATAGTTTGACCTACTAAGTCTAATCTACCATTGTAGTAATCAGTTTCAACTAAGTCAGCGTTGAATGCGCAGAATAAACCAGTTTTATCAGTATCTCTATTGATAGTAGTTTCTATAAATATGTTTGTTCCGTTTGCATTTCTAAAATATGGAATTAAAGACAATCCTTCGTAGTAAGCTAATAAAGTAACATTTCTATCATTAGCAAAGTTTCTAATTTGTCCTTTTACTAGACCAGATGCACTGAAGTAAGCACTCCATCTATTATCTATGGCTAAGTTTTGGTAATCTGACCAATCTCCACTAACAACAACAACATCTACTAAGTAGTCAGATGCGTAATCGTTAGCATTTAAATATGAAGGCAATCTATCTATAGAACCATACCACTCAACTAAAGTTCTATCAAATCCAACAACTTGACTTTTGAAAACAAAAGCAGTTACATACTTATCAGATAGATTAGTTAAACTAAACGCTCTATCTGCGTAACCAACATTATTCTTAGTTAAGTTGATGAAAGACTCGGAGTCTCTTTTCCAGAAACCTGTAGTGTCAAAGAATCTTCTATAAGGTCCTTCTCTCTCTATATCATTGTTATACCCAGATGAAGATGAAAGAGATTTGTACTCAATTACATCTAATGTGTCATCAGTGCTTAAAAGATTGATAGCGAAGACCGGTGAAGATTCCAACATTTTAGTGATTGTTCTGTGGAAAAATGAACCTTTTCTTTCTAATCCTCTATCTAACGTACCAAAAATAGATTCTAAATCATTTAAAGTTGTTAGTCTAATAGGTGTGTTAACAGGACCTTTTTTTGAAACGCCAATAACCATATTAGTAATACCTTCAACTATAGGGGTAGTGATGATTGAGTTGTCAAATTCTTCTATGAAGATTCCTGGTCTTTTGTATTTTCCAATTTGAATTGCCATATTTTTTAATAATTTTTTTTATGTTATGTAGTATATATAAAATGTAAAAAATGATATTTTTTCTATTTTTGTACCTCAGATGATATTTTCTTAATATAATCTTGCATTTCTTTTTCTACATTAAACATTTTTGTTTGAAGTTCTTTCTCAGAGTCAGCCACTTCTTTACTCAACGACGCTATACTAGTCGTTTTTGTTGATATTCTATTGGTTATATCACTTATTTTACTAGTTACTGAGGCTTTTGTACTTGCTTCAGTTGATAAACTTAATTCTTCTGTAAAATCATCTTTAGATAGTTTATCTTTTACTAATTCATTTTGTAAATTATTTATTTTTCTTTTAAGATTTGATACATGTAAGTATTCAACTAAGAAAGGATTTCTATCTTTTCCAGATTGAGCGTCTGTTTTACCTATTATCTGTTCAATTTTTTTCTGAAGTTCAGCATCTATTTTAATTGTTAGATAAGCAGTGTCTATTAAAGGTTTCTTTGTTTTATAATCAGATAGATTACTTTTTAGTGTAGCAAGTTTTTCTTTAGCCATTTTTAAATCTGGCTCATCTGTAATATTAACATTAAAATCTACCTCTTCTGTAAAGAGTTTATACCTTTTTAAGTGTTTCATTTTATTTTCTAGTCATTGAGGTGTTGTTTATTCCATCTGTTCTTGTAATATTAGGGAATCCACCAATAATATTAATTTTTTCAGATATATTTTTGGTTAATGTATATCTTGTTAGTTTATTTTCATTATCTACATTACATAAAGTATAACAAGTTTGTATAGACATTTCTTCAGTTCCTGAAGTTGGAGCTTGACCAGGTTTGTTCTTTTTGTCAGAATATTTTGTTAAATACTTAACAGTAAAGTTTTTACCCGTTAGAAGAAACTTACCATCTTTATCAATTAAAAAGTCTAGTTTTATTTTAGTAGCTTTGATTTGATAATCTTCTTCTCCATTATTTGATTCTACCTCAATTGAATCCATACTTCCTTTAAAGTTATCTCCTTTAAGTGTTTGTCCAGATTCTTTAATATATCTTTTGAAGAAGTTAAAACTCTCACAATATGTAACATAAGCAAAAGTAACGTCTACTGATTGAACATAGAAGTAAATCTGTTTGTCTTTGCCTTTATCATCTTTAGTTGCGCAAGTAAAGAAAGAACCTGATAACTCATCAAGTTTTTCCATTTTAATTAATTCTTTCT